AACCTCAAAGTCTACCGCCTCACCCTCTACATGCTGCGACTTGTCAGAGGATCCGATCTCCCTGTTAAGGGCCAAGCAGCGAAAACCACTGCTAGGGGAAAACGGAACACCGTAGTGGTTGCGAACCGGCTCGAGAATGTTCTCACAGACCAAGGCCAGTTTTTCAATGACCAAGGCCCGCGGTTCATTGTTAATGCCCAGACGAGCGGCCGTATCCGACTTAATTAATTCTGCCAGGCTGAAGTGTTCCGAGAGTTGCATTATCGACCGCCTACCAAGTCCTGTCGGGCCTGTACGCGTGGGTCCATCTGCTCACGCATAGCTTGGCGAAGTGGGTCCACGGCTTGCTGCGCTTGGGCCGCGGCTGCGGGAATTTCGGGCAATTGCTGCTGTAGGTTTTGGACCATTGGCCGGGCAACGTCTACCGCTTGCGATACATTTTGGCGAATACCTTCACGGGTATCCGGATCAAGACTTTCGGAAGCTTTGGTTAAACCAATTACCCGTGCTTCTGTCCCAGCGATTTCTCTAAGCCTGCGTCGAAAAACGCTTAAATTCCCCAACTGTTTTTTAGCGGCGTCGTTCGCCTGCTTTCTAGTAAGATTAACACCGTCTGCTCGCGCCTTCGCCAAGATGTCATCTGTAAGAGCGCGGATACCAGCCTTTAAATCCGTTGCTCTAATGCTTGGGCTTGTCATTAATTTTAGGAAGCGTTTGCTACGCAAGATTCGCCCACTGGCATAGATACTGGCTACCGAAGCAATACCTGACACAGGTTCCGCTAATATTCTCATGCCTATGCCCGCAGCATAGGCTGATGAAGCAAGGCCGCCTTTCCCGCGGAGGGATCGATCCCCAACAGGCAGCTTCGTTAGTTTTAAAAGATCCTGTACCGTCTCTGGTCCCAATATCTTGTTTAAAGAACCACGCTGGTTCATGTTTTCTAACGCAGCCCGCATACCGTTTTGCCATGCCCCGTTTATTACGGCTTCCTCCGTAACCCCATCTGGAAAAGCCTCACGAATAACACGAGACATCGCAGCGTCCCGTAAACCATATGGTTGGTTAAGCACAGCGTCAGGAACCTTGGAAACAAGATCATCCAGCAAACGAGGATCTTTTACCGCCGCTTGGATTAAAGTGTCAGCGTCATCAACCCTACCAGACTTGATTGCTTGGAATAATGCACTTGTACTTTGTGCTTGCGCTTCAGCAACGTCGTCTTGAAGGTTGGACACAATGTTACGCATGTTGGAGTTAATAATGGTGTTGGTATCAGCGTTCTGAAATCTTAAACCACCCTTAACTCTGTCTCGGGCAACCAAGGCAAAATCTTTTAAAACGCTGTTCAATCTTCGGGCTTCAGATTCCCCAAAAAGTTCTTGCTGGACTTCCTTGCCTAAGTCGTCAAACTGCCGCCGAAACTTTACCGGGTCGAACACATCCATATCGTTGGATTTTTGCCAAGCTGTCTTCATCCATGATTTTGCCAGCATCTGACGACTTACATCTTTATGAAGTCTGCCGGATGCCGCCGCTGCGGAGTCTGCCGCGTGTAAAGTAAACGTCTCAGCTAAGTCATTTAAGACACTGTTTCGATAAGGGTCCCAAGGGCCAAGAGTTTCTAAAAACTTTTCGGGCTTAAAACTTAAACCAATTTTCCTTAAAGCTTTTGCCTTAGCATCGCCAAAGTTAGCCGCTAGTGCTGGAAAATTGTTTTGAAGAAGTCTGTTTATTTCCTCAATGTTATTCTTTTTCGCTGCGTCAGCCATCAACAACCATTGAGTTTCCGGAACAGATTGAAGGGTTCCACGAACAGACTCTTCGGGCGTTACGGCTTTTAAATATTTTTTAAGAAGTTCTGGCTTGCCGTTTTGTACAACGGTCTCCACCACTGAGTTTAAATCTGCGAAGTACCCATCTTTGACGTTACGATTAAGCATGTTCAAGGCGCCTGTTTTAAATGATTCAGCGCCTTTTGCGTAATGTGCATCGGCTTCTTTTAAAAGACGAAAGCCGTCGTCTAAAGTTTTTAAGGTTTGTTCAGCTTCCTGCCTACTTAAAAACATTCCGGGGTTTTTCCCTTGGGGAATGTTTACGAAAGGTCCGAGATCGCGATATTGCGGCACAGCATTTGGTGAAGTGTTTAAGATAGACCTGACGACACTTACTCTTTCCATTACATCTTTGTTCGCGGCCGAAAACATATTGTCCAACGTATCGGCCAATTCTTTTAATTCAAAATCCCCAACGTCACCAACCAAGCTACTACTACGAGAATTGTTTACCGCAGTACGAAGCGTCTGGAGCTCTTTCAAAGTGTAGTCGTCAGTCTTCCCTAAAATATACTTGTACACTGGATTGTTTTTTAATCCAGATTCTTCAGCCAAAGGTTGCTTGAGTTGTCTTTTTACAACGGCTTGTAAATCTGAAGATTTAAAAAGCTTGTTTTCTCCAAGCGCTTCTGACGCATTGCCGTATAGCTGTTTGTTATTGTTCTGCCACAGGCGAACCATACGAGTTACTTCGTTTTGAAAGGCTGCGGCAGTTTCGTCTCCTGGCGTGTACAACTTTTTCAGCAAAGCTATTTCTTCGTCTATAACTTTACGAAGATGCTGGTTAGCCAACCTCACAGCATCATCAGGATCTTTCATTGCTTGCGCCAGCATGTTGGTAATGTTTTTGGCGTTTTGATCAAGGGCTTCGCCCAAAGCGTCCCCGCTCAACTCACCATTTCTGTATTTATTTAACAAGTCTTCAACATATTTACGGTTTGAACGGGCGGCCGCTCTGTTAGGAAAAATCCCTTCATGAATAGCCTGCATTCTACCCAAAACAGCCTTTCCCGTAGCATCGAGAATAGTGGGCCTCAAACCTTCTTCCATGGCTTCTCTAGTGGAAGTTCGTTGCAGTTGCACAGCTGCCGCTTTTGCCTGCCCTGCTGTTAGGCCCTGATCCATAAGGTCTGAAATAACTTGAGCGTCAGGGTTGCCGGGTCCTTTAATTATCCGACCAAGGCCTTTAAGCACGCCGCCGATAAGGAGGTTACCCCCTGCGTTAAACGCCGCCGCTGTAGCTACATCACCGTATATTTCATCAGCCGATTGTAATTGAGAACCTTCTCGAGTTTCTAAGTACTCATCCGCCCCCTTACCGAGACCCGCTCCAAGACCTATTAGGATCGATCCTGGGATCAGACCAAGACCAGATGCCGCCATGGCGGCACCAGTAGCACCAATCAATTCCCCCCGGTACTTTCCTAAAAACTCAACAACATCTGGCGCGTCAAACAATCCAAGGAAACCACCCCCCGGTCGGTTGAACCACATGGTTCCAGAGTTCGCTAAATTGTTGTTAGCTTTAATTTCGGGGGAAATATTGTCTAGTTTAAGAAAGTAATTACCGCTGTCATCTCTGCCGAAAGAGTCTGGTCCGTACTTCTCAGTTAAAAACTTTTCTTCTTCCTCAACCGTATCTTTTTTACCAAACTCCCAACGAGTGTTGTAATCGGTAACCTGACCCTCAATAGTGGGTGAGAAAGAAGGTTCGGACGTTGACGGGTCTCCTCCGGTCAAACCCGATTGTTCCCCACGGGCACGGGCCACAATTTCGTCAAAAGACGCCGTTCCGTAATCAAAAGTTTTTTCAACAAATAATTCTGGGTTTCGTTCTCGAAGACCGTCAACAGCATCCTTTATTTGTTGCTCGTTGGCGTCTTCAAAATCGACAACGTCGCCCGATGGAAATTCTATTTGGGTCATTTAGACCAAGTTCCTTTTTCAATGTTGTACCCAAAATCAGACAACTTACGAACTCTTCCCGGACTAGCACTAGGATCCCACTTCCTTAAAATAGATTTTCGTTGCTCTCGTAGAACATCTCTAAAAAATCTTCCGCCACCAGGCACGGTCAAAGTCCCCACGGAATCTTCCGCAAACTTCATTCTAGCCAACCCCTGTCTTTCGTCGTTTTCCAGCGTTTGCCACAACACTGTTACTTTGTCTCTTAAAATATCAACATCAGCACCCATGGGAGCCCACAAATAATCTGCAAACACACCTGCAATTTGATCCGCTCTGGTTCTATCTGGCGTAGATATAGTGCGGTTAGATTCACCTAAAATAGCGGTAATTTTCTTTGCAATGACCGCTTGAACGCGACTGATGTACTTCTCTTTGTCTTCTCCTTCTTTTTTTAATATTGATTTATTGTCGGTAAAACCAAACGCGTTTGAGAACCTATTCCAACTTTGGCCAATCACGCCTCTGATGCCCGTTACTGGTTGATTTTCGCGAAACAAAATTTCTACAGCAGGCCCCAGTAACGTTTTACTTTGCACAGAATCTAAAACTTTTTGAGCGTTACTCGCATAGTCGTCCCCTACTTTAAGCCATTTAGAAGTTATTTGCCCTTCACCAGCAAGTTTAGCTTGGGCCTCAATTAACTGTTTTGTAGCTTTTACCCCAGAAATCCAGTTTTTGAAAGGATCGCTTGTAGGCAAATATCCTTTGGGTATATTTCCGGCCCGTAAATCTGCTTTTGTAACGGTCTTCAAGTCCCCCGTCTTAGGGTTCATGACGCTTATTAAATCTCTTTCTTTTTCCGCAAAAGCTCTCAACCGTTCCGTATCTTTATCAACCGCCGCGAGTGCATATTTGGCCGCTGACAAATTAACCTGACGGTCCCACATTCGTTTTTCTTTAGCGTCCTTTGCAAACTGCGGACCAAGGCCTTTCAGACCTTCGGCAATGTTGACAAGAGCGTAGGGGCTTTGCCCCGCCATAATTTTTAAACCCGCTTCCATTATGGCGTAACCCTTTTCGGAATCGGACATTCCCTTGTATTCCGACCCCATAGCATCCTTAAATCTTTTAAAGTAGTCGCTCATTCCCTTTTTGGTTTCGTCAGGTGTTTCCGCTTCTTTGACAACATCATCAAAACCAGCAGCGAGTAAGGCTTCTATAGACCTCTGTCCTGACCCCGGTGCATCGCTTGCGTCTTCCGCATCAATTTCAGCCCGGTCAAAAGCATCATCGGACGGACCAGAATCACTTGTGGAGCCCACAGTTTCTTGCGCGCCTTCAACAACGGCGTTTTGTTCTTTTAATATTTTTTCCGCAGATTTCCCTGTAACAACATCTGAGAAATCAGCGGCTAAACCGAGTAAACCCGGCTTGTCTAAATCCATTGCTTCAATTTCCGCAGAAGTAATGTCTTCGCCGCTGGTGTCAGGTGGTTCTCCACTCGCCACACGTCCACCAAAACCTTCCGTGGCTTGGCGATAGGGGGTTTCATAAGTCTCAATTAAATCCTTAGACAACACCTCCGAAAGTACTTCGCCGCTTACCTGTGGGTCAGCCTGCAACGCCTTTTTACTGGTGTCGCTAATTCGATCCAAAATCTCTTGGTCAGAAACCCCTGAAACAGTCGGTCGGCGTCTAAGGGCTTCCCCTATCGCAAACTGCTGTTCAGCAAACTTCAAGTTACCAACCTCATCGGGGTGTTGTATAGATACAGTGTTCCAAAGATCTACAAAGGTATCTCTTGCTCTGCCTGTTAACTGCCCCGCTTCTCTCAATATAGAATCCGCAACATTGTACGGAACCTTGGCAGCATCTTCTAACAAAGAACCAGGCCCTTGCATCCTTTGCCCTGAACCCGGTGCCCACCAAGGACCGCTTGTTGCTGTTTTTGAGTCAAGAACGCCGCCCGTTAGTTTTGCCTCGTCAGGAAACACTTCCGAAGCGGTGTTATAACTTCCCGCCCTTCGTTTAAGTGCTTCTGGGTCGGCGCCCGGTCCGATCCGTGTGCGTTCCCCAGACCTAGGGTCCATTCCTCTTGGAGTCAATCCTGACACAATTTGTGAAATAAGGCCTTCAGAACCTGTAATATCCTCTATTGGTTCAACCGCTCCAGCGCGGGACTGCGTTACCTGTGCGGGTTTAGGTATCTCCACTACATCGCCATTAGGCATCGTGAAATATTGAGTAGAGGGACCGGAAGGATTCCATTTGGGAATCTGAACAGCACCACCGTTACTAAACTCCGCTGCTTCGACCATCGTGCTGCCACCAGCGGGATTAACGGCATCCGCCGCCACCGCTTCCATGAGAGGAACGGAAGACGATAAAATGCCCATGGACGGTTGAACAGGAGCGGCCGTCTGTTGTGGTGAAACCACTCCGCCACCAGCAAACATCTTACGGTTCGCTAAAACGGTCTGTATCGGATACCGACGATCAATCATGATTATCCCGCCCTACTTCCAAAGACGCTGCCCAACGGATTGCCTAAAGCCTGATTAAGGCCTAGGCCCGCAATGCCCGCTCCGACAAGTTGCGAGAATCCTGATGGCGAAGGTGCTGTCGCCGCGGACAATGTCGATTGAGCGGTGCCAATGGTCGGTTTCAGAATGTCTGACATCCAACCAAACCGTTGATATGGCTCATAAGCCTGACGCAATGCCCTTTGATAATCCGCGTCAAACTGCCTCTGCTGTGTCTGCTGACCAATTGCGCCCAGTTGCGACTGTATCTGCGCCTGTTGGCCCAGCATACCTTGACCCAGATTGGCTATATTCGCCTGCGTAGTTCCCAACGATCCAATGCCTAGACCCAAACGGGCCGCTTCCTGCGCCTGTTGGGCGCCGAGTCCTGATAATTGGGCGCCAAGTCCCGCTTGTGTTTGGGCGAACCCTGTTTGAAGACCTGTCTGAGCTTGTCCAAGGCCGGTCAACCCCTGACCTCGCTGTAAGGCACGTTGCCGAGCCGCCTCAAAAGCTGATTGCCCCGTTTGGGTTCCAAACTGGGACTCTGCCTGTGCGCGGCGTTGTTGGGCCTCAAAAGCTGCCTGCGCTTGTTGAGCGGCACTTTGAAAACCCGCCTGACGCATACCTGCGGCCGTGCGTGCTTGTTGTTCGAGAACGTTTCGGGCAAGTTCGCCGCGCGCCAAAACATCTCTGGAACCACCAAAAGCGCCCGTTTGAGTTGCTGCTGCCGCTTGTTGGTTCGCCGCTATCTCCCCTTCCCTGCGGATATCCGCCAACGCCTGTTGAACAGCCTGTTGTTCAAAAGGATTTTGAAATCTGGATATGGTGGCTGGATCAAAACCTTCAGCGGTGTACCCTTGACCCGGAGCAAACTGACCCGCCGAGGCTCCAAAAGCCTGTCCGGCCTGTGTGAGATTTTGTGTGCCAGCAGGACCCGCGCCAAGACCCTCTATGGCGCCAGCGACGGTTCCTTGACCTGCGGTAAATGTTCGTCCAACGTCTTGGCCCAACCCCTGAAGTGTTGCAAGACCTGTCCCAACCGTCCCCTGTCCCTGTTGCAAAAGCGGTTGAAATTGCCCCAAACCCTCACCAACTTTTTGAGCAGTTTGGGTCAGAGGATCAAGACCCGCAATTTGCTGTTCGGGCTGCGTAATTTGAACGTCCCTTACACCTGCGGCTAAATCTAGAAGGTCCTTTTGTTGCGCTTCAATGAACGGAGCTTGCCGTAGTATCTGTTCTTGTGTTGTAGTAGACATTACGCTGTTCCTCCTTCAAATCGGCGCATCATGTCATACATTCGAGCCGCTCCAAGGTTTCGATCTCCTCCGCCAGCGTTCCGCACGGCTTCTGCGGTCATGACGAACTCGCCGTCCGAAAGCCGCGCCGGGATGCTGTCCGAGGTCCCCGTGCCAGGGCCGATAACTTCACCGCCCATGTCATATCTACCGGGCAGTTCCGGTACAAACATCCAATCAGGTCTGGCAGACTTGCCCCCGGTCAGGTATTCAAATTGAGAACGTGTCCGGGTAGGCTGACCGTGCCATTTAAAGTAAAGATCTTGAGCCTCCGGGGAGTTTTTATCGGAAATTCTTTTCCACTTGTCGTAGGCCTCCATTTCTTCACTTGCTGCACTAAGGTTTTTATTGCGAAGCTCTTCCTCTTCTTCTGCATAATCAAAAGCTCCGCCAAGATAAGCTGCCCCTAGGCCAAGCGCGGCAGCACCACCGTATTTTTGAACGATACCAGGCATTGCGTTACTTTTCCCGACCTCCATGGCTTCTTTTATCCTTGAATTCCAAAGGTCGCTTCCTTCTTGGACATTAGCCTGTCGGAGAAGTTTTTGGGCATTGGATATACTGTCCTGTTGTGATTGAAGTATAGCCGCGTCACCATAAAGTGTTGTATCTCCAACCGTGTATTCTGGTTTAGCCCAAGGCGTGTATTGTTTAGCCCGATCTAATACGCTTAAATCTCCTTCAGGTTGCAATCTTGAATTAGCGATACCTGTGTTTTCCGCGGCTGGTGGTGAAAGGTCTGCCCCAGTTGTCGTTGTTGGTGCTGTTGGTGCTGCTGGCACAGGTGCCGCTGCCGCTCTCTTATAGAGTTCTTCTGCGGTCATAAATTGGGTCGGATTTGTAGCCGCTTGCGCCTCTGCCGTCATGTTCATGAACGGATCCTGCGCTATTGTTCCATAATCACTTCCTAAATCAGCTGGATCCAGAAAGTCAGAAACAGGACTTGTCTGTACAACACTACCCGGTTGTACAACAGTTTGTCCTGCGGTTCCTGTGGCAGTACCAACACTGCCTGAAGGATTTAAACCACCCAATCCGGTTCCGGCTAAAGCATCGGGATTATATCGAGGCGTCAAGGTCTTGCCGAACATCCCAGCGCCAGCCAAGGATTTGGCCGATCCAAAAATACCTTGTTGTAACGGATTAAGAGGCCCGCTGCTGAACAGATTACTTGCGGCCGTGAACGGTGTTGTAAGGCCTTGCTGCAAGCCGCCCATGAAAGTACCCGTAGGACTCATGGCACCGCCAATACCGCCCATGAGCCCTTGGGTGGCCCACGAGATGCCCGCTGACTTCAGAGCATCTCCCCAAGAACCGCCCTGAAGTTTGGTGACAAGACCAGACGCAACAATTCCGCCAATACCCGGCGCAATCATGTTGCCGACAATTGGCGCAATAATAGGAAGCGCCTTCTTAAATACCTTCTTTACCGCCTTAAAAATCTTTTTAAAGAAAAACTCTGGTTGACCCGTAACCGGGTTAATCGAATTAAGGTTACTACCAACAACGTAACGATTGGGGTCCTCAATCCCCATCATCATCATCTGGCGGAAAAGGTCCCGCTTTAACTGCGGGTTGCTGTCCAAAACCTCCTTGGGAATAACCGTTTCGCCTTCGGCCGCATGAACCATGTATTCATCGCCGTAGCGACCCAACGTGGCTAACCCAGAAGCCAATGCTTCGACAGAAGGTTCCCCAGCATATTTAGGAGTAGACAACATCACGTAAGCTCCAAAACGTTTGCAAACGCCATAATCTTTGACGCCGTGTCACAATTAAGAAGGAGCGTGTCTCCTGTCTCCAAGACAAAGGGTCCTGTGTGGGACACGTCTGCGGTCGTTGCTATGCTGTCTTTCTGAAGCGTGACCGTTGCTGAAGCTGAACTATCAGTTATCTTCAACAATACCACTATTGTACCAGAATGACTATTGTACAAGTTTAAATCTTTGACAATGGCCGTTGTGGCCGAAGGACACGTGTAGATCGTCACGTCTCCCGTAGACCCAACCGTCGTAAGAATGTTTTTATACGCAGAAGCCATTAGTTCATGAACCAGTTCAAACCGTTCGTGTCATCCTGCCCACTAATAACCGCAGGAATTTCGGTTCTGGTCAACGCGGTTTCTATATCACTGACAACTTGAATCATTAGTTCTGCGTCATATTGCTGCGGCAGCAATGGAAGCGATACTTCGAGCAATTTAGCCATTAGCGCCTACCATCAGGTCGGATATCCAACCGAACATCGCCCAAGGTCCATTGAACGTCAGTCGCGCTGCTCTGAACTCGCAGCACCGCAGATCGCGCCCTTGACCGTAGAAAAGCCTGTTCCGTAGAACTTTTAATAGAGCTCGTGGAGTTCGTTGTTAGACTGTTTCCGGGATAATCTCTTGTCTTCAGCACGTAATCTATCGTGGTGTCCGAATCTGAACTGGAAATGTCCGCATCAGGTATTAACCTACTGATAAACGAAAACTGTTCTCCGTCCCCTAACGCAAACACAGAAGACTCAATAAACGGGGACATCGCCGCTCCGTCGTCCGTGGTCCCCGTTTCGTGAGAGTAAATGTAGTTCAAACTGTCCGAAACGCCCGCGGCTCGAGGCTTAGAGTGTAGCCCAAAATCAACCCATGCCGTCCGGGCCAACGAACCAATGTCCCAGGTGTTGTCTTGGTAGTTGTATTTAACGTACCTATCGACATCGTCACTACTGGAAGAACAATAAAACCAGAAGACTTCGTTAAACATTCGATTTGCGCCAGCAAAAAATTTAAGAGTCTTGTCGTAGTTTAGGTCGTCAAACACATACCGTAACACGGTACAGGGAATAGTTTGTATTTGACCCGTAAACACGAAGAAGTTTTCTTTGTCCATCCAAAAAACGCGGTCCCCAATTGCCGTAGCGGCATTTGGGGAAATGATAGATATATTGTTGGCTAAAAGGTTAAATGAGAACGTAAACGGCGGTCCAACGAATCTCATGCCGTACAAGGACGAATCTGTCCAAATCAAAATTTGCTGTCGGGTTTCGATTCCTGTGATTATTTCCGAACCTGAAGACAGCCTTTGGTCGCCGGCCGTGTTCGTTACCTGTGGCGTCCAATCAACAGCGCTTTCTTGGTCTGACCAGCGAACCAATAAGAGATCCTGTTCCGTGGTTCCAAGAGTGTTTGCTCCAAGACAAATAACGTGTCTGTCCGTGTCTGATACTAGCACCTGACGCGCCGTAGTGGGTGCGTCAGACGCACCTGTTTGAGCGCTCAAAGCCGTTGCCCTAGTGGACAGCCCTAACGTAGCGTCCCAATAATAAACGTTATCGTCTCGGACATTCATTATTACGTCTTCGCCCCAGTTGTCTTGGGACCACAGGCGCGCGGGGTGGCCAGTTATAAAGGGGGCTACGGCGTCACCAAATCCGTAAAACCCATTGGCTTCTTTGACGATATCGCCATCGGCATGAGCCGCCGCGCTAGTGCCTTTTGCACCTCGAACAACACCCGCATTCAAAGTGTTACTGGACTTTCCCGTGTACTGTATGAGTTCGTCGTCAACCTGTATCAGACCAACGAAGGTCACCGTCGCACCACTGGAATGAGTTGCTGTCGTGGTTCCATCAGCCCCTCTGGTGATGTCACTAAGAACGTTTCCTGAGTTGGTTCTGTATTCGATATTTTCGCTGTCTATTTTGACGGTTCCTCTGGAAGGCATCCCAGAAGAATCTGCTAAACTGATTGTTGTATCAACGATAGCAACTGCCGCAGATGTCGTTGTAGAAGCCGTTTCAAAATCAGACGCAGATGTCAGTGCTATCGACGTTACGCTGTCGTTTATGCCACCGTCCAAGGTGGTTTGGCTGTATGTCAGGGTCTGACCGCCCCAAAACCCCGCCCCAAAACCAGCCTCTGAGAGTACCTCCTCTTTACCGATATGGATTTGGTAGTTGGCGATTACAGCCGAACCTCCTCCCGCTGTTGATCCAGATGAGGCAGAGCCTCCCGTATCTACCGTAAAACTATTCGCAGAGACGATAGATGCTATAACCTGCTCTTTATTAAGATCTGCCGTGGTCAAGCCATCAAAAGCGGTGGCCCCACTAAACGTTACAAAATCACCTTCAACAGCAGAATGTCCTACTGCGGTCACCGTTATAACACCAGACCCAGAACTACCTGAAGTAAAGGGGTTGGTGCCTAACGTTGCAGTGCTTCGGATAGGCGTAATGTCGTAGAAGGCGTTGCCGTTCTCTAAATAGAATTTAGAGGTCGTACCTACGCCCATAAGTTTTAACGCGTCCAAAGTGACCCAACACTTTAAGGACCGGACAGTGCCTACAACAGATGATCCACTGACCCGTTCCCAGCCGCCAATCTTTTCTGGCCGCCCTTTTCGGAAACGTATGAGGTTTGAGTCGAACCAGCCTTGGGAATCCGCGAACCGTGTGCTTTCCCTGTTGATACCAGGCTTAAATTGAACTTTTGTCAGAGGCATTTATATCTTCCAAAGCATACCCGCCATAAGGAGGATCACTGCGCCAGCAGACCCAATTAGTATCATTTCAAGGCGTTTAATACGTTCTACGGTCTCTTTCCAACGTTCCGCGCACACCGCTTCATGGGTGTTTAGTTTTGCCTCAACATCTCGTATCGTGGTCGCCACCGTACTGCCCCGCCTTTAAATCTTTGTACAAATTTGCACACACTTAACTTTCTAATTCAGGCCAATCGTAAAGAATTCCAGACTTTGTTACGCTACCGTCTTCGTTAGCCGTATAAGACACAAACAGTGCAGCTACAGCATCTGTATTCTCTGCACCGTCAATCGCATTTTCCATCTCCGTTGCTTTAGCGCGAATAGCATCCCGCCAATCTTGGATATTACTTGGTATAGCTGTACCATTATCAGCTTTGCGTACAATTGCCCAATCAGTTTGAGCAAGTAGAGCACCCTGTTGCACTTTAACTTCTTCTTTTAAGTTCGATTTGACGCCAGGGTTTATTACCTGATTACCATCTTCGTCTTTAATCTTATCCCCGTCGCCATCTACAGCATCGGTATCGTCTAAATTTCTGGCAGTTTTATTTATTTTGCCGTCCGAATCCATGAACCAATCATATAGACGACTATCCGGCGGCGTCTCTTCGACAACTTCGGTCAATCCTGCCGCTGCTTTTTCATCTGCCGACCAAATGTTCCAATTGGGCGGATGTTGAATACCGTGATCATCAACCCAAGGTTTTCCAATATTGATCGTTTTGCCGTTATATTTCCACATAACAAACTCCTAATTTGTCACCGCATACGACGGCGGAAGCGTGCCGTTAATTTGCAACGCATTTGCTGTCACCAGAGAATAGCTGTTTGACCCGGTCGAATTATAACTCGAACTGCTGCTGATAACCTTGAAGCCGTTGTTGCATAAATTAACGTGAGTGCCATACGTTACGGCGTTGGAATTAATCGTCAACGCATCGCTTGGTGACGGCTGAAATCCCAAATAAACGAACGGCCCATTTGTACTTCCATTGCCCGTAAATGAGCCTGTTGCCGGATTTGAAAAAGTCACTGTTGATTGGCTGGAAGACGCCAGACATTGGAACCCGCTTGGCACCGCGTATTTGAAATCACCAACGCCGTTTGTGTCGGTGTTTCCTCCCGCAGTTTCCGCGCCTCCGAACGTGCTGTCCGCACCAAAATTTACAAAATAATCTTCACTGGATGACGTTGAGGTGCCAAAAACATATTCAGTATCAGCTTGAATTGAGATACCACCCGTATTCGATGCCGGTGCGCCACTGTCGTACCAAGTTCCGTTTTCTCCCCACCAAATTTTATTATTGTCTAAATCAACGGCCAACATGATTATGTCACCCGCCGACATCGTCGCCGCACCAGTTATAGCGGTGCTGCTTCCGTTCGTGTAGTAGTAGCCGTCCCCGGAGTACATCCCATACCCCAAGCCGTGCGACGAGGTCGTATAGCCAATATAGTAGCTGTAGTTTTTGCTGGCAGTCGCCGCATCGTGAATGCACGACGGGAATCCGTTCGCTCCAGTATCGGTGTGAATACGAGTTTCGTAATAATATTTACCGGTTTTCCCCATAGATTTGCTTGCAAAAACTGAATACCAATTTGCGCTGCCAACGGCCAAGCGGTTGCCATACTCCAGATTCGACACCTCTGTTAATTGACCGTTTACACCACTCAAAATGGGGAAGACTAGACTGGGCGTATGCACTGATTGATTTGCACTGCTCATACTGTTTGCAGTTAAATCATTGTTATTGCTGCTTATATCGTTTCCGAGTGCGGAACTGTCGGAAAAGTCTAGGCAAAAACTGTTGCCACCGGCAGACGATGCGAGCGCAGCTATATCTGCATCAGCTTTAGGAACAATTTGTGCATCGTTTGGCGCAAAAGTCTGTGTATCTACGAAATCAGATATCGAAACATCGCCGCCTTGAATTGATTGGCCGTCAAGCATGACCGGCTGTGCGATATAGACTTTTCCATAACTTGCTGCAAATGCACCGACAAGTTCCTTAGACGTATTGTTAAAACTGCTTCCCCAATAACTCCGCTGGTCAAGCGAAAAGCTAGTTATCTCTTCGCCGTTAACGTAGAACTTACCTTTATTGCTTGCCGTTGCTTCATCAAGTTTAAAACTGGCCAGTATGTGATACCAGCCATCATCTCTAAACTTTGCGGTAGATTTTACCGCGTATCCATCTGCTGAAAAATAAGCTAGACCATTCTCCCACTTAACGCCGGAATTTCCAACGCCGGAATTAGCGTTATTTCCGATACTTAGTAACTGTTCTCCGCCGCTGCTCATTGGAGCAGAAATCTGAAACCAACACGCCATCGTCACTTCATTAGTGCTGAAGCTGCTGGTCGAACGATCCAAATAATCCGACGACCCATCCAACCAGACAGAGTTGCCAATTAGCGTGGAGTCAAATCCACTGTCCGCATTAGCAAACCATTGTGAGCTAAACATTGTCATTAGCTGAAAGCCTTTTGCACAGCGCCCAACTGGATTGAACCAGAAGCCTTAACAAAATATGGTATGACATCAACCGCATTAGCGGAGGTGCTGAGTGTAATTCCAGAACCTCCGGCAGTTTCGTAGTCTGTTCCCAGACTCAAAGTTCGTGACCCAGTGCCATCTTGTATGCAAACTATAACACCAGCCTGTCCAACCTGTTCTGTAGATGGATTAGCTAGAGTGACGTTTCCGGTAAATGTAAGCACAAAATTTTGGTTAGCTCCAAAATCTAGAGTGACACTGCCAGTATTACTTGTGTCTGTATCTGTGGTGGCTATCAGCGTGCCAGTAACAGTTGCCCCAACAGAGGTCGTTGCGATTTTCGCACTATTGTCGTGATAAAGAGTAACCGCACCGTCTTTAACTGCCTGAAGATAACTTTCGGATGTACCGGCAGACGTTAGCGCCAAGTTGTCGCCAGCTAAATACAAATTGCCTGTCCCGGCGTCGTTAATATAACTGTGACTTCCGGAATGATAAATCTCTAGATCGCTACCAGCGCCAAGTAGAATTTTAGCGTTATCGGGAAACAAAATATCGTCGGAGCCGGTTGGCACCGTAAAAACTGTTTCGTCGGCGTCATTTTTGACCGTCAGATCCGATGTGCTGCCTTGTCCGGTTAAGATCAATCCTTCGGCGGCAGTGTAACCAATTGCAGCGTTGTCACCGGCAGAGGTATCTCCTGCTGGTTCAACCGTTCCACTAGCGATTAAGTTACCTGTAGCCGTAATAGTTGTGCCTTGGATAGTAGATGCGCCCACTATAGTACCTGACACATCTAGGTTGGCATTAACATCTGCTAATGTAGCGTTAAGTTCAATCTCATCTGTAGCATTGATATCTAGAATAGTGGCGCTTGGGGCGTTGATATATTGAGAAGCGTCATTAAACTGAAGCGCCATTGTACTGTTTAAAAGCAGTCCAGTATCAGCAACATGGGTCAGCGTTACATCTTGGTCATCACCAAAACCAATTACAGCACCGTCAGCGAGATAAAGATCACTAAATTCTAATGAAGTTGTACCAAGCGCAGCACCATCTGACGCATCTGGCACAAACGCTGTAGTGGCAGTTATGGTTGTACCTTGAATAGTCGAACTGCCCGTCACTGCGCCCGTAACCGCAAGAGTACTACCTAGTGTAGCAGCACCATCAATTGCGGCCGCGCCAGTAACTTCCAACGTACCAATTTGAAGATCCGCGAGAGCATCGACAACGGCAGCGCCAGAACCCGCGCCATCACAATAAACAACCGCGTTTTTACCGTTTTGGACGGTGACGTTTGCGCCTGTACCTTGAGAAAGAATAACGGAATACGGCCCGCTAGAACCAGAATCGGTAGTGGCGTTTTCAATAATAAAGTATGTCTTTGCCGTATTCGGGGCGATGGTTACGGTGTTATTTGCTCCTAACGCCCCCGTAAATTTAATAACCCGGTACATACCATCTTGAAGGTTTTCAGTACCAGAACCTGGGGATGCTTCACGTACTGTCAAAGTATGGGTCGAACCAGACAACGCCACGGTGGTATAGGAAGCGATGCGGTCCAGAAGATCAAAATTGTGGTTGGTCGTAGTACCCCACGTTCCTGATTGCTCTCCGGATCCAATCTTCTCTATGCCAAAACTTGTCGTAAAGGTAGAAGCCATGTTCTCTTCCTATGCCGCTATATCAGTCCATTCAGGTGTCTGCCCCGGAACTATTCCGCCCCATTCAGGTGTCTGCCCCGGAACTATTATACCCCAGACAAATGCGTTGCCAACCGCCGTAGAGGCTTGCACCCCTGTAACCCCGGTTGAGATGTTTACAGTTACACTACCAACCGCTGTAGCAGCAGATACCCCAGAAGGAGTAACGTTCGCCGTTCCCGATACACTTACACTACCAACCGCTGTAGCAGCAGATACCCCCGTAACTGACATAACAACGCTGATAGTTACACTACCAACCGCTGTAGCAGCAGATACCCCAGAAGGAGTAACGTTCGCCGCTCCCGCTACAGTTACACTACCAACCGCTGTGGCCGAAGATACCCCAGAAGGAGTAACGTTCGCCGTTCCAACTACCGTAACACTGCCAACTGCCGTCGAAGCAGAAATTCCCGTGACGGAAAGCTGTATGTCTACTCGTACACTACCAACCGCCGTAGCAGCGGACACTCCCGTAACTGGAAGAGAACTATTCCACGCCCCGGAGTTCCAAGTCCCTCTGCCCCAGCCAAAAACAGACATTACGCAATACGAATCAAAGCGTTGTTAGCGTCGTTTGTGGGCATCGTAACAGTAAAGTTACCGGCACTCGAAGAACTGTCCGCGCCAAAGTTAATCACACAAACGGCGGGCTTTGCCGCGTGGGTTGTAGTGCCCGCGGTTCCTGCGTTTGCTAACGTAGAGTTATAAATCAGGGCACCTCGCGCATCCGTAATAGTGGCTGAAGACCACGTAACATCCGCCATGTCTATAAACGCTGTAGGAACAGAACTGCTGTTGTCTGCGAGTCCTATCGTTACACTCGACAACGCTTCTCCGCCTGCGGTGTAGTTCGTACCGCTAACCTCGTTGCTTGTTGAATAACCCGTGGTGTCGGCATCAATAGACGAACTGTTGGTGAACAACGCTATCTTAAAGGTATCTGCGTTAATGGTAGTGCCGTCCCCACGGGAGTGCGAAGTCCAAAAATGAATGCCCGCATTTATCTCACGCTTGTAACTTCCGCAAACTGCGGATGATCCAATAGCCATTACAAACTCCTTATAATCTCGGCCATATCGTGATGGCCTTGCTGTTTCAATAAAACGTAGATACTAGTTCTTTCGTTTTCTGCCATCTTGGCCATGTAAAAACCCAATACTTCCCGTATGTGATCTCTATAAGCAAGTGCCTGATCTCGTATAACAGGCGGGGCGGTTTCCGAAACAACCATTATCTTGTTAAGCGCCATCTCCGCCATTTGTTCTGGCGAATGACCCCCGTTATCAGACGTAAAAACTAGCGCATTTCCTAGTTTACTGTGAGCGGAGCCGTCCACTGTTACGCAACTCCCCTTCTAACACGATCATATCTGTACTGATCGCGTGTCTGCAAGCCTTCTCCAAGGTTCTTCAACCATTGCAGAGATTCGCCGTATCGTTGGTTGTAGAGGCTCAAAAGGTCGGGCTCTCCCTTGAGGAACGTGTAAGCTTCAAAAAGTGACCCATACAACAACGCCAATTCTGCGTTTGTCCCTAACCAACTTGTTCCATCGGAGGACTCCGTAATGGATTGCGGCCGGTAGAAATAGTGTAGCTCTACGGTGTAGTTTGAATCTGGGGTTGGCGCGACCAAAAATGTTTTTTGGTCCCAATCACCGTAATACAACGGAACTCCTGTTGTCGCGGGATTTGGCGTGTAGTCCTGCAACATCGTGACCTGCTTGTATAACAGGAACTCCTTGCTCGAGGAGACTATGACGCTCAAAGAGTTTTGAGCAAGAAAATCGCTGGGCTTCGCAAGATAAGAATTACCAGAAGTCAACGTACCTTGTGAGTTCTTACGAAAAACATCCAACTGAGCTTCTTTAAGAATCCGTTCTTCGGCGTTAATGATAAAACGCGGCAACTGACTAACAAAGGTCGATTCCGTGCTTTGAACGTAATCTTGGATTGCTGTTTTAAGTGTTGTAAACGTGAATGCCATGAAGCACCTCTATTACGAAGACAGGGTGACCGGACCCGCCGAAGCTATGGCACCGCCCCCAGTTACGTTCCCGGTTGTAGCCGTTCCGCTGCTGGCGCTAAATGTATATGTGTCGTCAGAAACCTTGGTTATGGAATAGCCTGCGGCTTGTTCCAAAGCACTCTCTGTAAACCCGTCGAAGGCCTCTACCGTTCTAAACCGTACAGTGTCACCTGTACTCCTGCCATGCCCTGGTTCTGTTACCGTAATAACGGCCGAACCGCTTGCGGAAGATTTGAAAGAGTTTAACGCAAGTAAAACACTAACAGCAGGTTCAACACGATCTGGTCGAGCATTCCGCAAAGCCTGCGGGTCACCAATAACCCTTTTTGGTTCTATCTGCGGCTGTTTCGACTCATACTCGTCAGGCCCAACAAGACTGCCATTCCACTCCTTTAACATCACGCGCAACGGGTACGCTCTTCCAGAACGATCCGATATACCTAGCGCGTATGTGCCTGCGGCATATCTTGGCATTACCTAATACTCAGCGACGAAAAACTAGGAACTAATCTTAACGCAGTTCTTTCTGAATCTTCACTGGCGGCACGCATGAACTCTTCGTCGTACACCGCCTTGAGAGTAGGTAATAATTGAGGTGCCTTTTTCATCGACAGGTAGTATGCAAGGCCTGCTGTAAGGCACGGTAAAAATCTAAACGGAACATCCGCGGTGTTTACGCCTGCGTCTGCGTCCTCAATGCGCCGAATACGGTAGTAGATTAGTTGGTCCGTAGAATTTTCTGGAGAGGGCCAAACCGTAATGGTCGGAGTAATTAAACGGTCCATGTAGAATTGAGACGGCCGGCCTTGTGTAGTCTTGTCCGGAGTATCTAGATAGTCTCCTCGACTAATCCTGGTGATACCTATGTCCGTTCCGCTGCGTCGAACAACAGCTTCCAGAACGTCTACTGAAGACTGAACGTCTAACAAGCTTGGGTCCGCACTAATAGTAGTACTCGCAGAACTACTGGAGCCTGTTATGGTTTCACCTGCGGTAAAAGAACCTGACGGAACCGTGATTGTTATGGTGGTTGAGGAGGGTTTTGTTATAACGGAAGCCGTAGACCCACTAGACCCTCCCGTTATCGTTTCCCCCACGCTAAGATTTGTCGATGCCCCAACCGTAGCCGTAATCACCCCTATAGGGTATGTCGCTACAGAAGATGTAGTCGATAATTGAGCAAGGTTCTGCGTAATCTCTTCGACTGTCCAGAGATTAAGACCACGGTTCGCCCATTCCGCAAAGAGAAGGTTTAAAGAACGCCGTGCGGTTCGAGCATCGTAACCTGTACGGAACTCAAGACCGCAACGCTCAAAGGCCTCCTCTGTGATTTCGGCCATATCAAGGTTAAAATCAACAGATCCAGAGGTTGCCATTTAATTTACCTAGTACTCTTTCAAGCAGTAAAGAACTACAGAGTAGGTGTCCCCGCTACTGTGGCCCACAGTGGTAAACTTAATGTCGCCCGTCTTACCAGACGCCGCCGCGACATTCGGCAAACCACTAATGTCGGAATAATCCAGCGTATCGGAATAATCTGCTGGAAGTTCCGCAGCGATAACGTTCGTAGACGCATTCCAAAGAACTTTTACGCCCATCCCCACTGTGGAGAAGGCTATCTTTTTAATGCGAACACCTGTGCAAGCGGTTCCGTCCTGCCGCGAAGCCAGAGCAGACACATCCACTTTAGTGACTGCCGATTCCCCGGTTCCATCGCTAGTGTTGGTGCAGTAAATGACGGCGTTTCGGTCTCCGTCTTGTACTGTCGTTGCTGTAACAGCGTCAGCCATATAAACCTCCTCTAGAGGCTGGGGGGCTACCGCCCCCCAACACTAACTATTCAAACGGCGTGGCTAAAGTTCCATCGCCATGGAGGAATGCTTCGCAGTGCCACACGGCCGCGGTGGTGGCTTTCAAGCGAATAACACCACCTACAAGCCAACCTTGCTCGGCGCTTCCGAGGTCAATCGTGTCATCGTTACTGGCGTCAGGGATAAAAGTATTGGTGTCGCCAGCCGTCGCCGGATCAAAAATTTGAGCAAACCCAGAGTAAAGATCACTGGTGTTTTCTGTGTTGATCTGACCCGCGCCCGTAAAGGTCGTGCCCACAATAAAGGTGTAGTTCAGACCCGCGGCCGCAGTCGGCAACGTAACAACGATGCCCGCCGCACGGTTCAACGTAAAGACTGCCCCAGACTGAGTTGTAGCAACCGTGTAGGTCGCATCTTCAATCGAAACAACGTTGTCATACGATGAGACATAACCCGTCGTCACCACATTACCGCTGCTGTCAACATCGAGATTGGTGGTCACCGCACCCGTGGTTGCGTTGACGCTAATTTGCTCAAAACCGTTTTCGGACCGAACCGGACCGTTAAATGTCGTGTTAGCCATCAGGCTTCCTCCTTACGAGAGATTGGCCCTAGAGTCTTCGTAAGCGTCTGCTGGGACAGTCGCTAGGGCTATATGGTTCCCAGATTAAAATAACAAAACAAATAACGTAAAACGGAGGAGGGCTATTAAGAACCCCCCTCCTTTTTATTTACGCACCCGGAGATCCGTATACGCAGCGCGGGTCAGAATACCCGAAGCTGTAGCGTTCCCGTGCCTTGAAACGGACGTTGCCCGTATCAAAGTCACCTTCCATCTTCGTGGACATCGGCATACGTTCAAAGTGAACGAAACCGCGGGGAGCATCCGTCTTAATGAAGAAC